AGTGAGATAAGCATTGACGCAGTGGCCAATATTGAGGAAGTCTTTCGAATCGTCGTTCCAACCAATCAACTCGTTATCAGCCCACACTTCGTAGCGATCACCTTTGCTGTTGGTTGAAAAAGAAAACTCAAACTCAATACCATCAATTTCAAAAGTATCATCACCATCATCTTTAACCCACGCTTTTGCCAATGCATTTACTTGTTTAATGTAAGAAGCCATTTTGGACTACTTTCTGGACATCTTGTCCGGTGTTGCGATATGGGTATTATAGAGCAGATCTGCTCAGAAGTCAAGGATTTATTTATTAGTTGTATTACACTAGCATAAATACAACACTATGAATAAACAAAAATTCCTCCCAATCAAGCCTGCTGAAGTGAAATCTATTAGACGAAAAAAGTCGTCCCCATATGAAACACTAGAGCACCCAGATTTTGCAGGGTATATTTGGAAATATTACAAGGATGATTGGGAAAGTAAGAGCATTCCAGGTGCTACTCCTGACGACTGTTACATTTGGAAAGGTGCTAACCACAGGCAAGGATACGGATTTTATAATGTTCGTAAAGAAAACGATCCAGAGCACAGTAAATCTGGACAGATGAATGCACAGCGTTTCGCTCTTGCCCTTAAATTAGGTCGCCCTATAGTTAAAGGGGAATTTACGCTTGCGACTTGCCATAACCCACAGTGTACTAATCCAGAGCATCTTACACTCTGCACCACACGAAATGAATATATGCTTCACTCAGAAGTAAAGTGTGGCTACAGAAAGAAATACGATACACCGTTTTATCGCTGCTACATCAGATCTATTACTTGTAGTAAGGTTATGAAAGAGTTTGATCTACCAATTGCTAAAGCAGGATACTTAAAACTGATTACACGCAAAAAGACAGAACTAGATAAAGATTACACCGGGCCTGTGTATAGCCCACAAGTTAGTGGATATGAGATAATAGACTTGGCTGCTCTTCGTGCTGCTAAACTTCAGGCAAAGCAGGCCAAAGACTGAGCTGTTGCTGTTGTTGTCGTCGTTCTTGTCGTTTTTCTTGATCTGATTTGCGGCGAGAACGATTTTTTGATATGAAAATAGAAAATGCACGATCAAATGTATCTATGTGATGTAATAAGTATTCGAGCAATTGAGTAATATCTTCTGTGGTAAAATTATCAGATAAATCCATTGCCTGGTGTAGTATTTTTAAATGCTCCGCTGTATGAGCCTCTTCTACTGGATAATGAGCCTCACTCATTATTTTAAGCTCTAGTGATAAATGTCTAGCCGATAACTCAATAAACCTCACCCGTAACAGCGATTTCTCTGAATCAGATACAGATTTATTTGCTAACTGAGACAACAACTCTAACATATCTAAGTGGTCTGAATCAATTTCTGGAATATTTAACTTGTACTGTTCAAAATCATACATGCTTAAAAAGATAATCTTTAAAGGTCACTACTAAACCCCAAATAATAGAACCCAAAAAGGTTACCACTCCTATAATAGTTTTAAGTTTCTGAACTTCTTCTTTTCTAAGTTCTAATTCAGATTTGATTGGGATCAACTTTTCATCAATCATTTTGCTAACTGTCATAAAAGATGACTCGTTAAACGAGTTGATTTTAGATAGTCCTGCTTGAATCTCTGCTAAAGTAGTCTCTGTTTTTGCCTGCCCCAATTCAAGTCTAGCTAAAAGTTTTTCGACACTACGAGCGTTTTCTCGCAAAGTAGCAGACTCCACTTGCAACGAGGTAGTGCGTCGTTCTAGTTCGTAGTGAGCTAGTGACTGCTCGTTAGTGGTATTATTATTATCCGCCATAGTCGTAGTTATCTTTCTATAATATGTCTATTAACCTCAGATTACTTGAAGCTCAATCCTAGGTGTTGATTCAATATCAAGGTTAACAACTGATTCAGTTATAACTACTTCTTGATCTTTAATATTTGTGCCAAAAATAGTAACAAAGATTGAATAAAGTGATCTAATATTTGAAGGTACAAAGGCAAAGACTCTGCTAACTGATGAAGAAATTACAGATTTTGTTGTTGTAATAAACTTCGTTATTAGTGAATTTGAATTCACTACCAAAGTCTTTGAAATATAAACAAACTTCCCAGCAGTTATTGATGATGATATTGACACTGCTGCCGCTATTACACTCTTAATACCAATAATGACTTGACTGGAAGAACCTAAAATAATGCTATATGCTGTGTCTTTAGTTACTGATACGGCTTTAGAAATAAGTGACGCCGTTCCAACTAATGTAGTTTTAAACAACCCCGCAGTTTTAGATAATACAGGTAGCGATGCTGTATTGTATGATCTCTCAATAGCAGGTATTTTTTTAATAGAGCCGAGTGATGATGAATTTGCGTTATTTCTAACGAAGATATCACGTATAACTTTAGGTATAGTAGCAGCAGAAGCCATACCAATCATATACTGTGTCGTAATTAAGTTTAAAACAGTAGCGTATGCTGATGTCAAAGAATTCAGACTAAAAGTTTTAGCAATTATTTTTGTTAACGACACTACTGCCGACGTAATTGAAATACGAATAATTTGAACTACTCTTTGGTGAGCCGGTAGAGCATTAACTAAAACAGTCTTGTTTAACAGAACCGCTTTACTTGTATTTGAGGTAGATACAGTAGTTGCTGTTTTAGTCCAAGAAATCGCTTTACTTAGAGTTGATGTCGAACTAGCAGATGCAGACTTAGTCCAAGAAATCGCTTTACTTAGCTTTGAAGTGGTAACGGCAGATACAGACTTAGTCCAAGAAATCGCTTTACTTAGAGTTGATGTCGAACTAGCAGATGCAGACTTAGTCCAAGAAATCGCTTTACTTAGAGTTGATGTCGAACTAGCAGATGCAGACTTAGTCCAAGAAATCGATTTTTGGATTATTGGTATAACTGCTGATGATGCTGACGCAGAGTAATACCTTATGGCTGAACCAATGTTAGCGATAGTAGCCGACATTGTATTGACTAAAGTTGATACTTTAGTTAGAAACGAATCTTTCTTAATTACCGAAGTAGTTGTAGATGCCGCTGCTTTTGATGCTGTAATATTCCAATTTGGTCGAGTAGATAACGATATTGGTAACGCTTTAAAAACTTTATTGCCACGAAGTGAAAAATTAAGGGAAGATGACGATAAAGCAGATGATATCTGATTAAAAGTAGTTCCAGAACTAAGTAACCAGGCACTACGCATTTCACCAGTATAACTACCATTAACGCCAGTAATACTTGTCCAGGTTTGCCCATCCGTTGAGGTAGCCCATGAAGATGAACTGTATGCTCCCATGATAAATTTACTGCCATCGTATGCAACACCAGTAACCCCCCAGCGTTGATTCGCTGGCATAGTTTTAGTAACCCAGGTTAAGCCATGATCATTAGAATATAAACAATTAACACTACTATCAAGAGCAATAATAACTACGCCACTGGAATTACATGCAAAATTCCATTTTGAACTCGCAGGTGAACTAATTAATGCCCAGGTAATTCCGTCTAGTGATCGTGCTATATTGTTATTATCTTGAGAACACACTAAAAATGCTTGTCCTGTCCAGATTACATCACCTACACTACCAATAGCTGATGGTATAGATACATTAGTCCATACAATACCGTCTACAGATGTTTGAAAAGTAGTTGAGCTCCGTACCCCTATTACAAATCTACCATTGCCCCAGGCTGCTTTAAAAAATGTGTTACCTGCAGTTGCTGGAGTTCGCGTAGTCCATGTAACACCGTCTGGAGAGGTTACTATGTCTCCTGTATTTGATGCCGCCATCCATAAACTTAAAGTAGGAGACCAGGATAAAGTGTACCAAGACTTATTAGGAATCCCAGTACTGATTTGTGTATATGTAATTCCGTCGGTTGATTTTCCAACTGACGTACCACCCCAAACTAAACCTAACCAATACAAACCATTATATTTCCTAGTACCGTATGCTGCTGGCATGGTTTTAGTTAACCATCCAGACGTACCTGACGGTGAGTAAGCTAAAGTAGTCCCAGCGGACGTAGAAAATAAACTTGGAGTTATTTTAACTAATGTTGCACTTGCATTAGATGTTACATTACTTAAAAGAGATACTGGGTTAATATATCCGTGTAATGTCGATGATGATTCTGATGCTATTGAAGTAGGGGCTGCTAAACAAGTTTGAGTAAAGGTATTTCCAAATACTCTATCCCCTGTAATTAACCAGTTCTGATTACCATCAGAAACACCAGTTGCACTTACCCAGTTAATCCCATTTGAAGAGGTAGTTATAGGAGCAGAATTATACGCAAATGTACAAAATAAATTTAATGTTTCATCATAACTTATATCACGCCAAAGCTGTGATGTTGGTAGTGGTGTGGTACTCCATGTAACACAATTATCAGTAGAGTATGAGCAGGTACTTGATGGGTTTCCGTAGGTAATAACTACTAACCCTGTTGACTTTTTTGCTGCTACTCCCCAGGTTACTGCAGGTAAAGAAGTCTTAGCAGTCCATGTAATACCGTCTGGCGATGTAGCTACTGACGACCCCCCATTGCCAGAGTCAATAACAATAAAAACTGTTCCATTCCAGGTTATTCTTTGATTTGAACTTTGAGGGACAACGCCACCAGCATACCAAGTAACACCATCTGTGGAATAAGAGCTATATGTGGTGTTAGCCGAAACAGATACAAATCTTGACCCATTATAATGTACTATACCACCAGAACTATTTGGTAAACTACCAGTTGACCAGTTAATACCATCGCTTGTCGAAAAATAAGAACTACCACTTGTAATTAAAATTTTCGTACCGCTATGTGTGCCAACAATAGATGTCTGTGACGCAGGTAAAGTGCCAGTAGTCCAGTTAATACCATCGCTTGAGGTGGCAAAAATATTTGAATTATTCTGAACCGCTACAAAAACCCCATTTATTTTTCCAGGGCAAGTCCAATTTACTGCAGAACCTGGAAATAATGATGCTACCCAAGTAATACCATCAGAAGAATATCTTCCGTTACTACCACCACCTGCCGCACCAGGACATACAATAAATGCCATTAGATGTTACCCCCACTCGACCATACATTTCCTATAGTAATGCCATTATAAGTAATCCCATAAAATAGAGTACTATCTTCCTTAAAGAATGTGGTGGACGGAATACTTTGAAAATTTAAAACCTCTGCTACTAAATTTGCTTGAATCTCATATAGTAAGCAGTATGCTTCAGACTGAGTAAGCATTCTTAAATTATCATCAATAACTCTAAATAGTTGTGACACATCTCTACCTGTGATAACTTGGTCAATACCATTAATAGTTCCTGTAACTACAGTAACATTCCCAATAGTATCCGATATAGTTTTTAATGTCATTCTTATTTCCCCTATCTAGTATTACTTATCATAACAAAAAAGGGTCAGTTTTACACGTGACCCTTTTAACCCAAAACCCCTTACAATTAAGAGTATTGAACTTTAAGTGTAGTTTGGATCGAGTCACCTGTGCTTAGGCTGACCACAGGGAATGTAGCAGAGAGATACATGTTGCCTGCCGTAGCTGCATCAAACAACCCTGCCTCATCAACCGAGCGAGCCGCGGTTGCTGTTACTGTTCCAACCACTTGGTAAGTATCGCTGGTTGATGTAGTAGTTACTTGCGAAGAAGTACCTAATACACGAGACTCAACTGGTGAACTAAGAGCTGTATCTGCTGCAACTGCGGTGCGAGCCGCAGCAGTAGCACCTACGCCTACACCTACGTAAGCTGGTTCTGTGCCTGCACCTTTAAGACGATTTGTAGTAATCGCACGACCTGCAGAGGTCAAAACTGTTGCTGTTCCGAATGCCATAATAATTTTCCTTTATATGTTTGTTAAATTTTTTGTTGGGTTTTTAAACCTAACATCTGTCTGATCTTAAAGATCGCCCTTTTAAGTGGATTCTTGTGGTAGTAACTTACTACACCAAGGTCCTCTATCTTTCCGTTAGCACGAATAATTTGCATCGATACTTCTGCTGATTTGCAGTCACCAAGTCCGTTTATTGACGCCATATTATGCTATCCTCGTTATTTCTCGTTGCACCACAAAGTTTCCTTGTGCGATGCGTAAAATGTTTGTTGCTGAAAACCTTGCCTCAATATCGTAAAAGTAAGATGCTTGAGCAGCATTGAATTTAAAATCTACTGTATCAGCTGGTGACAGTCTAAGTTCAAATTCACCTGCTATAGCATTAGTAGTAACGAATTTACCATTTAAAGTAGTCGCAGTAAGCAAAACTGTAGATGTGTTATATGTCTGACGAACCTGCATTTCAATCGACGCTAAAGTCAGATCAAGCGGGAGACGCGGGTTAGTAACAGGGTCGTAATCAAGCAAAGGATCAGTAAGTACCGTTACCTTAAAAGGTATTACTTTGGTTGCTCCTTGAGGAACGATTATGTTGTATTGTACTGCCATATATTTTATATCCTATTAAATCAGAGCCCACTTCAGGGGTCTTTTACGAAATCGTTAAATCTGTTTGGTCATCTTTATTTATACCGACCAGGTCGTAGTGAAAGTAGTAAGTATTCCACCCTCCTTATTACCATTTACACCGTAGTATCCTTCTGTTATCTCGTTTGCTGTAGTCCAATCAACTGGGGGCTTATCACCAAACGGTATAGCAGATGGGCGTTGTATTTGCGGTGCTGTAGCAGTATAACCAGGAAAAGTATAAGAGGTAGATCTATGATTAGTTTTAACCAGCTCTGCTTCACCGTATTGATGACCCCAATCTGACGATGCACCTACTGATGTTGCGACAGTCCAAGTTCCACTACGACTTAAAGAAGCACCAACCATAACAGTCGAACCTGTTGATATAGAATCGATAGGATTACCTGTATTAGTGATTGCTGTTCCAGGAAGCGATTTAACTAAACCACTTGATCCAGATGACTTATATTTAAAATCAGATACAATCGTGTATCCCCCAGTAGCGATTACAAATTTACCAGATGAATATCCAATCCCCTTAGGTCTGATTGTTTGGGCGATTGGGCTATATCCAATCACCCAGTCCCCTGAGTTATTAGTCCAGGCGAGTTTCTGCGATTGGTTGGTTGACGTAATGCCAGACCCTAATGCTAATATTTTACCAGCACTTGCATAGATAGAATCGACTGTTAGTTTGTTCCAATCACGATTACTATTTTGTGTATATGGATCACCAGTTGTCTCGCTCACACCAACAGACTGGGCATTAGAAGCAACAATAGATCTCTTATTTTGCTTGTCGAAAAGCATATTTACTACTTTCCCAAGACTTATTCCTAGTGTAGGAATCATACCATCAAAATTTACCATCTAAATGCTCCTAAGAAGGTGGACACTGAACTCGCTACTACTGAATAAGTCCTACTGAATATAGAATTTGTTATAGTTTTTGCATTTGTGAATGAAATTGTAGTCAAGTCAACAACTCGACATTTAAGTTCTTGCGACCAAGAATAAACATGCGATACTGCTGTTCCGATAACGAAGAACAACTTAACATTAACCGCAGTAAACGATTGGCTAAATGATGTTGAAGTTGCTTGACAGTTCTGAACTATCTTATTCCCACCGTAAACTGTTGAATTGCTAAACACTGGTGGTGCTACATCCATAAACGAAGAGCCATCATAGCTTACTGTAATATTTTGTGCATCACGAGCAACTGCCATTATACAAGACAACTGTGGTGCTGGCAACACACCACCAACCCAGGTAGTGTAGTTGTTATTTGTATAGTTCACTGTAGCAAACGGGTTATACCTGTCGCAAGTGAAATAAGTGTATTTCCCTTGCGACCCAGCAATACCCCTCCAGACATAATCTTGCTGGTCTTCTTGTTGCCAAGAAATACCGTTCTCTGTCTGAGCAGAGACTGAGGTATCTCTTGAAATTGCTATGATTTTATCAACCGTATTAGACATTTGGATTTCCTACGCCAGGACCTACACCAGTCCAATTTTGTGAACTTGGCATATAAACTCTAGTCCAGGTAATACCATCTGGAGAACTAGCAGCTAAGTTAGTTGGTCCAGATGCTACTGCTGTAAACTGGTTAAGTGCCCAAGTAACGCAATTAAAGTGCAGTTGGTCAGGCATAGCATACTGTGTCCAGGTAATACCATCTAGCGATGTAGCAGCGATGCCATTATCTGAAACCGCAACAAAAATTGTTCCGTTAGTAGTGACAGAAGTCCAATTCGCAGAGGCTGGTAATGATTGTTCAGTCCAGGTAATTCCATCTGCGGAAATAGCACTCTTATCCGTCTGAAGTGCAACCGCCACAAATAATCCAGTTTTAGCTGTTAGCGATGACCATAATCTTGTTGCTGGTAATGCTTGTTGAGTCCACGTAATACCGTCAGGTGAGCTAGCTGCTATCGCTGTTCCTTTAGCAATAGTGGCATTTATCGTCCCATTATTTGCTAATGCGACCCAGTTTTGTGAACTAGGTAACGTTTGTGTAGTCCAGGTCGTACCATCTGGCGATGTAACACCAATCGCAGTTCCAACTTTAACTCCAATCCATTGTGATGTTTTATACAGCATAGACCAGATGTTAGCCCAATGCTGATTAAAAGATATGTTGGAGATTGATGTCGAGACCGCATTAAGTGTTCGTCTAAATGTGGTATCATACCCAAAGAATGTAGAGATTGATGTCGAGACCGCATTTAGTGCTCGAAAATAAAGTCTGCCTATAAAAGATGTCGGTATTGATGTTACTAATGCCTTCCTTGACATTTTTGTAAATTTCTGAATATATGAGTTTGAATTTGATAATACTGATTGTGTTAGAAGTTTAACTCTGGAACTTAAAGAATTGGCTGAGGATACGACTGTAACTAAAAAGTTTTTAAATCTTATTACTTTCTTAATTAAAGTTGAAGTGCTAGTTGCCGCTGCGTTACGCCTAAGAATATTTATTGGTGACCTAACAATACCATTACCATAAATCGGTACTCCAAATTGAGAAGTCCAGTTAATCATATCTGAAGTTATCTGAGTACCGTTTGTATATACACTAGATAGATAGAACAAACCAGCATAAGTTTGTAATCGCCACGTAGTATCAAGTATTCCACCTAAGTAAGCATATGTCCAAGTAATTCCATTGTCTGATGAATAGTAATAAATAGCCGTATTTTGAAGTGTATGTGTTGACCCCATTGTAATCATATTGCTACCGCTAGCACAGATAGTTTTAGGATACCACCCAGTATTAAGATCAACATTAAAAGGTGCCCCCGCAGATGAGGTGTACCAATTTACACCATCAGTTGATGTTAAAAGATAAGATTTATAAAATTGTGTGTCATCGTAACCAATAATATAGTAGTATGACCCAGATTTTATAAATGAATCTCTTTCAAAACGTAGATGTCCATAAGATGTGGTATATAACGGAGTTGTCCAGGTTTCCCCATTATTAATAGTACGAGTTGATTTGATTCCAGTTGCAGTTCCCCAGGTAACAAAAGTTGTCCCTGCATCAACATACCAAGCAATACTAGTAGTGTCAGAATCACTCGTGTATGTGCTAATTGTGTTACTAACCCAGGTACCAGAATTTCCTGTTGGTGAATAAAGATAAGTTTTTGTGATAGTATCAAAACTAACAAAGTTTGATCCATTCCAAAATAAAGTCAATCTCTGATAAGCATCTGAATAAGTGGTAAACGTCCAACCGCCGTCGTCTGATATATTTACACTTGTGTCCCTTACAATAATAATTCGAGAGCCGTTAGTAGCAGCATACGACAATGTGGTCGATGAAGAGGGGAAGGTATTATTGAAAATGTTTAGAACATTATCACTGGAAAATGAAGAAACCGTACTACCGTCAAGTGATGATACTGCTATAATTGACATAATCTTTAAATCCTTTTTCTATTATTTAGTGCTATATAGGAAGGGCACTGGTGATACCACCAATTATACCAGTCTGTCCGTTTAGGATGGCTGTTTGTGACTCTGATAGAAGTTGTGATATAGATGGTTTGTTAAACATGTTCATCTTTGCCCAAGTAGTCCCATCTGCTGACGAAAACATTGCTGATCCTTGACCGTATATGTAAGTAGCACCGACGATGAACTTACTACCATCCCAGCAACCGCATTTTGCTTGTTGTTTTTCAAATGCAGCTGGTTGTGATGGTGCCGACCAATTTATGCCGTCAGTACTCGTTTGAATTCCTGCTGGGCCGATTGTTAAGTAGTGACCAGAATCTGCGATCACTTGAGTTGTATCTTTATCAATACCTTGACTGGCATTGATTTCTGTCCAAACTTTACCATCTGATGAAGTAGCTACGCTATTATCGTTTTGATAAACAATGAACTTACTACCGTCAAAAACTAAGAATAAGAAGTTTTGCTCACCAGCGAAAGGATATTCATTATCTATCCATGCTGGGTTAGTAGTGACACTAACGACCTCTTCTACACGATTCCATAATGCACCATCATCACTCCAATAAACTTTATCAGATGCTGTTTGAATTGCGACAAATCGAGATCCATTATTAGCCATCTCACGGAACGATAACGCATTAGGGTAAACCTGACGATATACCACATCTACGTGTCCAAAAGCTGTATTCCCAGCAAACGGTGTGCCTGAAGGTAGGTTAAACGGCGATGTTCCAAATGTAATCAAGTCGCTTGTACCAGCACTAAATGCTTTGCTGCCACCAACAGTAAGCCATAATTCTTTTTGTCGAGTATCACGATCAGCGTAAGTTGTTACTGTTACTGGAATATTTGGTTTGAAAGGATCGTATTTTTGTGCTGTGCCTAAAATAACAAACCCAAAAGCATCAACATCATATATTTCATCAACAATGTAATCTGGATTATCAACATACGGATTTGTGTAAGTAGTCGTTGATGTTGGATAACCTGCTGGTGTTCCTCTTACTCCATTATCACAATTAATTAGGGTCCATGGAGACCATGATTGGGCATCTAACGCACCACCAGCATAAGTTGCTGTTGAATAATACAGACATAGCTTAGAGTTGTATTCAAACTTATCTACTATGGTTTGAGTGTAAAGAGGTGGTTTTGCCCAGGAAGTTGATCCAGGAATCGTATAAAAGTTTTGAATCTTACCTGTGATCTCAACTTTTAAAGTAGTTGCTGCAGAAACTACATTCTCTGGTTTCATCAGAGTATGTAGAGATCCTGAGAACACTAAATTATCGTGCGTAAAGATACCTGCATGAGTGCTAGCACCAGGAGTTGGGCCATCACCAAATACAGACGGAAATACTTTACCATCCTCTACTGAAATATGCGGAGATAAAACACCACCCACCGCTTCAGCGGCTGCTTTTGCTGCCGCGGCATCAGCACTTGCTTGGGCAGCGGCAGAGGTTGCTTGAGAAGCTGCTGACTCAGCGTTTGTTGCTGCAGTCATAGCATTAGTTGCTGTTGCTTGAGCGGCATCAGCCGTCGAAACTGCTCCTGTCACGCCGTTTTGTGCGGCAGTATCTGCGTTAACTGCATTATCAATAGCAGCAGCATCAGTATTACTCAATCCAAATATAGATGCTAAAGTAGCATTACCACTAAAGATACCACCAGGACCAAACCAGTTTAACTTAGTCGCTAAATATCCTGCCATCAACCCTAGTGACATACCACCTACAGCCGCACCTGTAGAATCTACGACTGGCACATGATACGGTAATGCATCAGGAGTCTGAACATAAGTGTAAGGAGTAGCTACACTAGGTAGACTGAACTTACTAGAGCCGCTCTCATTTACTGCTCTAACTTTAAAATAGTAGGTCCCACTAGCGAGCAAAACAGTTTTAAATACTGTGGCTACTCCAATCAGGAACGGACCACTATTCTCTGCTCGCATAACACCGAGCATGGTATATTTTCTATTATCATCTACTGGATCAGTATCTTTTGTGTACCAAAATTCCATCTCTGTAACCACACCAGTAGGTATGATACCAGTAATAGATATGCTTGGTTGTGATGATATGGTTGTCGTGTTAACAGTCGGAGCTTCTGGGGTAGCGATAGGACTAAGCGATGGCAAAGAGTGACCAATACCTGTACTTGGAACAAACGTGCTTATGTCGCTTACTGTAAACACAGAAGGATTATAAGCAAGCCCTGTAATCTCAACCGTTAGCTGGCCTGCATCTGACTCTGTCTTCTTGACACGGATTACTTTGAACTGTTTGCCTGTCCATCCATAAACAGAGTTAGTGATACCAAATACATCACCAATCTGAATATTATATTTGCTGTAATCTGTGTTGAACGTTACGAGCAAATCCTCTCGTGATTGGCGTAAATCTAAATTAGCAAGAATAGATGCCTGCACTAAATTGTTAGTCAACTCGTGGGTGAGTTGATACATATTAGGATTTTCGTTTTGATTTAAGTCACCAGCAGGTAAGTTAACTCTGACATAGTTAAACTGGTCTTTTAAAATCGCATACGGAAACTGAACCTCAATCTGATTGTAATAAGAATCTAGGTTGCTTGAAGTAAGATTTATCTGCCCAATAATATTGTTGTCGTTAAAATCTAAAGTCTTAGTGACTGGCTTGTTTGTTAGTACAGCCCACTTGCCAGTGCTGACATCGTAGCTAATATCTGAACCAGCAGTAGCAGCGATCTTTTCCATAACAGTCAAGACTGTTTCTGTAGTTCTTACCAACCCGTTAATTCTATAGCGAGGTTGAGCAGGATAAGTGCCGTAAGTAACTAACTCATCGCTGTATGTGTTTAGGTTAGTGATTGAGGTAAGGTCAATCGCTTCCTCTGTTAGCCCAGCACCATACATTAAATTAGTTGCGTAATCAATAAGCACATCACCTGGCTTATTCATGGTGTTACGGACATGGAACTTTATCTGCGGAATTGTGTGAGCACCTTTGCTTGGATCATAATTCATCTCTACTACCGCAAAGATGTAATTCTCCATAGTGTAAGTATTATCCCAACCAGGCATAAGGGAATATGCCGCGGCTGGGGTGGTGCCTGCTATAGGAGTTGTAGTTCCAGTAATACACGGCAGCATTGGTGAATTGCTGCTACCTTGATACAGATAAATGCCTACCAACCCGTGTAAGTTAGTATCGACCACTCCGGTATCATCAGTCGTATAGTCAACTGTAGTGCCGTCTGCCATGAACGTAACTTTCTGATTGCTAATGTAAATGTCATCAATAGTGATGCTAGACATTGCCCGAGACGCTGGATTGCCAGGATTAGTAGAGTAGATGTCACCTGTTTTCTCACACAGATTTAAAACAGCGAACATTTGCTTATTCGCATTAGTTAACTGAACATCTGTGATAGTCCCAGAAAAATAAGAGTCACCATATGCTACTGGAACTTTATTGTCAGTTGCAGGTGAAATTTGTTGCCGTTGACCGCGTGGTGTAGATGATGAAGCACCGTTTGCTGCGTTTTCTTGATTATTTTGAAGTAACTTGCTGATCCCAAGCCCAATAGCAATCCGTGCTAGAGCAGCACCAAATCCTTCTCCACCTAGCCAACTAAAGGCCGCCCCAATTGCGTCTAACCATCCCATAATCTGTTATCCTTTTTTATTTTGTGACTGTATTTGTTGCAGTCTGACCAGGCGTTGCTGACGGTGATGCACTTGGTGTAGTACCACCAAAGTCAAAAATCGTATCAGAAATAACTCCAACCCTATCCATACTATGATCACCAGGAAACCAATAAGATTGCTCTGCTTGATTAGTTCTGCGACCCGCTACCTTTCTCTTTAGCACTGACATAATAGAACTGCAAACAAGCGATGCTGTCATAGTTACTGATTGCTTTGCCCCGTCAGCCCAATCTTCATTGAACGTAAAGTTATTTACCACTCCTGAAAACTCAACAACTGGGTTGCCTGCTGTAGCGATAAATTGTCCGTTAACATCAAAAAATGCTCTGCGAATCTCTACTGGGCTACCTTTAATTGGGTTAGCAATAATGTCTGCTATGTAGTTATTCCCGATTCCAGACAGAGTGATTGTGACATCACCGTTCGATGCTTTAACATCTTGTGCGATCTGTGACACACCAAGCAAATTGCCTACGGCTGGGTAAGTGTAGGATGAACCGTCAGTTTCTGTTAATGCAAACGGAACTTGGTGCGAGCTCATTCGAATAATAAGAGGGGCACCGCCCTCCATTACTGTCATTTTGACAAACGTAGATTGTTGAACAGCAGTTTTAGTCGTTAAATCTAATGCTGTTGTCATTATGCTAATTCCTCAAAGAATACAAAAGAGCCGCTCCACTTAACGCACCGATCAGTTGGGTCTATTCTCCATTCTGGAAACTGCGTGCAGATAATTTTAAAAGCACAATTTGCTCCTACTACCACTGATCCAGATCCAGACACATCAAGTGCGGGACGATTTAAAGTTATAGCAGTCCCGGAGGTGGCAGCAGAGTAAACTCTTGAGTTAGCACCAAACTGAATGAGGTCACCCGTTATAAGCGAGCCACCGCTAAGTGTTACCGCATCTGATCCTTGCGTCCATGATGCTGATGATGGTGGTGTTGTCGTTTGTGCTCCAAACAGATACGATAGCCCTGGATTATTACCAAAAGTAATAGTTCCTGGAGTAAATCTATCTGCTTTATCTAACAGTTCAATATATGGACGACTATCCACCCATGTGATACCAGATGATGGAGTTATAGTAAATCTCCAAATTTGACCGCCTCGTGAGGTTGCACGAACCGTTTGGTCTCGTGATACTGTTTGGGCAACCACTGCTCGCTTGTTGATTGATAGGTCAACCGCGTTATCTACTATCCATTGAAATACTGATGTTGTCATTATGCTCCTCCAGGCAACATTCTTTGCCCTTTAAGTGATACAGCGTATATGAAACTTGGATCAGACGCAACTAACTGTTGGAATGACTTAGCATCAACCGCATTTATATGGTAGGTAACATTAGTTGCCCCACCACTTCCATTTGTTGGGCTTACTCGTGCTGGCCCAGTTACCATTTCAGGTCGAACTTCACCTACAACACCTACTTCCCCAGCAGGTATATCACCACCAGATGCATGGAACAAACTTCCAATAGATTTAAGAATGTTTGAACTACCACCAGCAGTTGGTGCTGTCAGATCAGCAAATAGTCGCTTGATATCCGATTTCATCATCGATGCTACCATGTCTTGTAACAGCGAATTCCAAGATACTTTACCAGTGCGAACCATCTGATCAAATGCTGATTCAAATGTCTGACTAAAAGTGTTGAACATGTCGCTTGCTCTAGCAGATGCGTTCGTAGCAGCATCGTTATAATCTTTCCACGCTTTAGTCCAACCAGTGCTAAATTCTCGAGACTTATCAATAAGTTTTTGCATACCCGTTAACTCGCCAGCATGTAATCCATTGATTTTTTCAGACACTGCGGCACGCTCTTGTTCCGCTGCTACTATACCAATAGACTCGGCTCGCATCTTAATGTAAGCATCAATTTCAGTATCAGCTTGCCGTCTAATAGCGTTCAATTTGATCTCATCGTTAGTCATGGTAAGTTCATCAGTCGATCTCTTTAAGTCACGCATATTAGCAGCAATCTTAAATGCTTCGTCTTCGTAATACACGCGAATCTTACCTGCTTCTTCAGCCTTGTTTAACTCTACTTGGGCGTTAACTTGCGGTTTAAATTTAGTCGTTACTTCTTGAGTAATAGATTTCTTCTCTTCATCTGATATGCTACCACCCGCCTGTGCTTCACGAATTTTAATAGCACCATCTACCGCAGCACGAACTTGTTTGTTGATAGCATCAATCTTCTTTTCGTTGCCAGTCATTGTTGATTCAGCAATCTGATCATTTATGTTTGCTACCTCAGACAGCATCTTTGTTTCAAGTTCAACATAATACATCTTCATTTTTTGTGCATTAGTTGCTTTGGTAAGTTCAGCAGTTCCTTTGGCAATCAAGTCGACTTGATTTATGTATAGAGCATCTTGCTGTTTGAGAGCATTTACTTGAGCTCCTAAACCTTTAGCCTTTTCAGTGTCACCAAGTTTATTCGCATTTGAAATCTCGATGTTAAGCGTTTTGATTTGACCAGAAATTCTCAACTCTTCTTGTTGTTTCTTTGCCTTAGCATCAAAAGCAGCTAATTCAGAAGTTCTAACTACATCAGATTTATCTGCTAAAGAAGTTTCAAGAGTGAGTCTATCAACTGCTAACTTGTTGTTCAAGCGAAGAACATCAGTCTGATTCTTAAGTCCCTGTATAGCTGCTGCATTTACATCAATCTGCACTGTAGAGGTTACTGGGGCTTCACCTGGAGATCCTTTCTTTAAAGCATCTTCTACTTTCTTTTTTTCTTCTAATGCTTTCTTTGCTGCCTCATCTCCTGCTCGATCTGTGATGCCAAGCATATCTGAAATAAAGTTAGCACCAGAATGATCACCCCCTGACCTAAGAACACCGTGCTCAGAACCAAATAAGGCATCTAACCCACTAAATGCTGCTGTTGCCGCGGTTATTGCTAATCCAATAGGGCCAAGTGTAGTTACAATCGCTGTTTTTAATGTGTTCCAAGCAGCAGCAAATCTAATTGTAGCCCCTGTTCCTACTGTCTCTGCGGTTGCTAATGTGCCAGTAGTAACTGCCGCCGCTCCTTCTGCTGCTGATAAAGTAGCAGTAACACCAGCCAATTCAGCACGGACTTGCGTCAATCTTGTTTCAGTAATATACAATACGCGGCGAGCGGCACTTAATTCTGCTGCACTAACCGCAGACGCACCATCAGCAGCCGCAGCCGCGATAGTTGCACGAGCATTAGCAATTGACATTTCATAGGATGCTATCTGTGCTTTAAGCGCAGCAGCTTTAGCAGCAGCATTAGCTACTGTCGCATCAGTATTAGCTACAAGAGCAGCCGCTTCAAGTCTCGATGCAGTTCCACCTAACCCAAATGTAGTAGCAAGTGACAAAACAGCATTTTTAATTGTGTTAAGAGCGACAATCGCTCCTGACGTGGCAAACAAGGTCATAGCACCTGCTAGCCCATAGGCTGCTACTTTTGCACCTTGCATACCGTCCATCAGCGGTGCTGTAAATTCAAGAATCGGTTTCGCTAGTAAGACAAATTGGTTTTTAACCTCTTGTGCCTTAATCGCAATCTCATCCATGATCTTCTTAGCAGCTTCAGTTGCTTCAGCGGCGTCTTTTTGTGAGCCAGTGTATTTGTCAATGTTACCAGCAAGATCTTTCCAATCAACCTTAGTTCCACCTTTACCAGTTGCTTCAAGAGCAAGAGCTGCTCGTTGAGCTGGGTTCTCAATCGCTGCTAATGCAATCGCTGTTTTACGGAATGCTTCTTCTGTAGTATGTGTGCGTAAGTATTCGTTAGTCAGACCCAGCTCATTGAGTGCTGACCGTGCCTTAGTATTACCTTCAGCAGCATTTTGTGCAGCAAGATTCATCTTCTGCATCATATTTGCTACATCTTCACCAGATTTACCAGCAGCTAATCCTGCTAGGTTAAATTCCATCATCGCTTGGGTTGAAACACCTACCGTGTTAGCAAGGTCAACCATTACGGAAACTGATTCGAGACTTGATTTAACAAACTCAGCCAATCCAATACCGACAATCGCCGCACCCAAACCTTCCATTTTAGATTTAAGTGACTCAGCAGCTTCTGCTAGGTGATTAAATGCTTCTTTGCCGTCTTTACCAGCAGCCGTTAATTTACTACCTAGAGCAGATGCTGCTGCTTGAGCCGCAGCTATGCGTGATACGTATTGACTGTCGTCTAATATAAGCGAGGCGGAGATATCAGCCATATTATTTGTTCCCTATTCTGTTGATGTAAAGTTTGACTAACCTAGTTAACTCTTTTAACGCAGGTTCAGTCATACCTTTTGGTGCTTGCTTACTGTAACCTGAATCGAGTTTACCAGCATACGGATAGTTTGCATCAATTACATCATTATTTAAGGTAGTCTTAGAGCGAGCATTCCCTGAGCGAATAGGTGTTGTCTTGACAAAGAAATCAAACGCAGGTTTCATAACCTCTCGTTTAACGGCTGCTGCGTCTTTGAACTTTTTAGTTAGTCCTGACATGTCAAAGTTTACTGTCATTTTTGTTTCACCTTTGTCATCAATGCTTTCATTTGGTCTACGTTAAGCGTCGGAGGTGGTGGACGACCATGTTCCTGGACATATCGCTTATAGTTAATATAACTATCCGAAATATCCATAATCTTGAAATCTAAAGTAGATGCATTTTGTAATACTTGTGAAGGCAACATGCTATAACGCTGCCCCATCTTATCAAGAATTACGCATACTGCTACTTCAGTTGATTCAGGATCTAACTCCTCCCCTGTGACTTTCCCAATTCTGATGTCAATTTAGTAACTGCACGAAGCAATACTGTAACTGGCAATACTTTACCATCCGCCATAACCTGTTTGCCGTCCTCATCTAAGATGACATCTTTTAAAATTGCTACAGTAGAAGTTAAGTCCATAGACTCTCTCATCTGGAACTTCAAAAATACATCAAGTGGGATTGGTAAGTGGGTATAGAAGTCTAATGCTTCACCAAATTCTTCAATCGTGTCAGCATCATCTAATACTATCTTGGTTAGCACTGGTGTGCTGGCTAGTTCTGTAAGTTTCATCTATTAATCTCCTTTAGTTTTACTTTTTGCCTCTCGTTGCTTTAGTTCGTTAATAAGAACTATAGCAAAAGAAACTCTATTCTGCATTTTGTTTATGTCTTGTTGGGCACATTTAATTTCATTGCTTGATTTGGCAATCTCACCAAGCAGCGAATCTAATACCTCAACTGTAGACTTGTTGTCTAAAATGTTCACAGTTTAAATCCTTTAATCGTCTCATTAGTATTTAGTCGTCGTAGAAAAAGGATACTTTTCAGGGTATCCTTGATCAGGTCCTAAGGTAATAGGACTAACTTTTTACAAAGAGTCAGCAGCAGTGATTGTAAACTCACCATCAACCACTAACGTGATTGGTGTTTGCCATACTGGCTGGTCAGCAGTTACAGACGGTGCCAACTGTGTCAAGTAGCCATAGCCACTGATTGTGTCACCTGTTCCGTCGCCGGCTGGGCTGTCGATACGAACTTTGAAAGCAAGACGTGTTTTATCGCCCTGTGCTTTCATAATGCCCGCTTTAGCCATCGATCCTGCGGTTGCACTAGTCAAGCCAAAGAATGCATCGCGATCCATAACGACATCAGTAACGATGCTGTTAGTAGACACGGTAGCTACAACGTGTTTTGAACGGCTGTCTAATTGAGACCACTCATACACACCATTGCTGGTGTTTACAGTAAGTTTTGTCAATGCTGGTACAACAATTTTCCCTGCTGACAACGCGATAACACCAGCTGTTACAGTTGCGGCTGATGCATAATCTATTTCCAATACTGTTTCTAGATTCGCAACGCCTGGGGTTGGGTTCATGAATGCCATGATTTATTTCCTTTTTATTTTAAAATTTGAAGTCTGGTTAGACTAAAGATAATCCGATAACTCTCATTGTTTTTTCTGTATAACTGCTCTACTGTGTATTCCCGTTTAAAGTAATTCACAAATATCGCGTCATCAACAAAGTCAGAAACAGCATTCAAAAAGCTATCAACATTGTAGTTGAGTTGCCCTTCAATTAAATACATCTCTAACCTGTCAGTGATATTGTATGTACTGCCAGTCGTTCCTAAGGTAATGCTAAGTGCTTTGCGATCTTCTTGGTAGAATCTCGCAACATATAATCCTTCAGATGTACTTTCTTCATCAGTTGGAAATTCAGTAAAGACTTCCAAATCCAAACCTTTATCATAAAGATTTGCAGCTAATGTTGATGCAATCACATCTGTTTGGACCAGAGGCATTAGAAGTATCTCCTATCAGCACTGTAATAATTGATGTCCATGTCGTTATTTTCTTCAATCTTACTGATCAAACCGTCGTTGTTCACATCATAGAAATGTGAAGCCTGCATACAGTCATTCCAGCGTGCTTGAAATCTTTCACGAGCAATCTGCCAATTAAATTTATCCTTCTCATTGATGTTAGCATTGTCGTTTACAAGAGTCTCGTAGAACTTAGCTACCACAAGGTAAGTCTCAAGTTCAATCATCCATTGATTAGTTTTAACTATACTCTCTGGTTTGAAACCCGTAATAAGTTGCCCAGTCGCACTAACTGCCCACAACGTTGTTTTCGCTGCTTTAGTAATGTATGAGGGCCACCACGCTTCTTCCATCATCAACAAAATCTCTATAGATGCTTTTGGGAACATCACAGTTGTTAGTTGACCATCCTGATCACCTTTGAAAACTTGCTCCATACGACGATACCCAGCAGGGCTGTAATATTGAACTTCATCAATACCAGCCGTAGACACACGAAGATTTTGACTTAGTATGTCTTGTGGTTTTAAAAATGATGCTATCGCCATAAATTAGTCTCCAAAATGCAGGGGAGGTTTATTTCCCCTGCTTCTTTTCTATTAAGCAACGTTAATTGCTAAACCACGGGCTTTGCTACCAACACCAGCACCAAGCAAGCCTGTACCGGTTAACGAGTAGAACGCTGGGTTAGGCATTTCACGCAATTTCATGGTCAAACCAGCAACCATCACAGTGTAAAGTGCTTGTGGTCCAAATGCACCACCAACCTTAACTGGAGCAGCAACACCACCAAGAGTGGAGCGGCTAGCGGTTGACAAGAATGTCGTGAACTTGATAGTCGCACCATTGAAGTTGCGGATCATACCAGTCGTTTGCAGCTCATTACCAGCAGTAGACAATGCACCAACACCCATTGCACCAGTTGAACCAACTGAAGCAGTGTTTGTCAATTCTGCGAGCAAACGGCTTTCTTCCACTGGGGAAAGAACGATGAGCGGAGCACCTGGGTTACGAGACAGACGCCATTTCTTGATAATCAAATTAATCAAACCAACCACTGTGTTAGCAGAAGTTGCTTCGTGACCAGTTACGGATGTACCAGCAGCTACGAGTTCCACTGCACCAATTTCTTTGATACGATCAAAACCGTCACCATAGGCATTGCCAGTCGTGTAGTTAACATCAGCAGTCGTTGCGTTGAAACCTTGGAAAGCCTTCAGTACACGCTGGTCAACTTTTTCTGAATAAGCCTTAGCCATATCTGAACCCAAACCAGCTGCAAAGTCGAAGCTAGTGATCTCATCATAGAATGAAGAGAACGTAGTTTGTGCCAAGCAAGGAGTAGCAGTGATAGATGACGAATCCATAACTGGGTTTTGTGACAGCAAAGTCATACCGTCGCCAGTAGAATCATCATAATCACCAAAACTTACTGGAGCAAGTTGAGGAACGCGGAAGGTAACGCCTTGTTGAGGAGTTACGATGTTGGTATCTTGAACAATACCCAAATTTTCGTGCAATACTTCGATTGCGTAGTTAGCAATAGTTTTTTCAAACGCACTTGCTTCACCATTAGCACCACCAATTACATAAGACATTTAAATTCTCCTTTAATAGATTGTTTGTCTTTACCCGAGAGTTCGCCTTACTACGCTAACACCAATACCTCTTCCCCCTTTAGCACCATGACCGTTTGCTGTTTTCCACGCTTTCCAACCTTCTGGATCTGTGGCAGCATCAGGCATTTCGCCTCCTGGGCTAGTAGTACTGAAACCAAACTTCGTACCAGTTCCGGTGCGAGGCTGTTCATTTGCTAGTTTAGGTCTACTCTTTAAAATCTCTTGTGCAAGTTTGTCTAATGTATAAGCATCGCCATTATTGTCGAGCTTAACACTACCATCCTTGCCTTTAACATAGAAACTACCATCAGTATCAAAAGCGATTTGTTGTTCAAATAAACTTGATGCTAAATCCAGATATTGCGGATCGAAACCCGATTTAACTGCTGCATCTTTTATCTGACTCTGAAGTGAAGTTTTACGAACAATCGTATCCTTCTCTTCAAGTTTAGAATTCAACGCCTGAATCATCTGGCGTAACTCTGCCATCTCGCCGTTAGCTTTATTGCTAGTTGTCTCTTTCTTTGGTTGTTCGTTACCACCGTTTTGTCCATCTGTTTGTGCTTTAAGCAACGATTCTACAAACGAGGCAGCATCTCTAGTGTTACCAAATTGTTGACCTGTTACCTTATTTAAAACATCAAGAACTTCTTTTTGCCCTGCTTTACGAACTGCTCCGAGATTGGGCTGTTGTTGCGACTGACCTTCACCAGTATTACTAGTATTCGTGTCTGCTGCTGTAGTTTGGTTATCGGCACCGCCGGTGTTTTCTATTGTCATTTAATTTTCCTAGTTGTTAGGGGCACAACCCCAGATACTTTTATTTATCCTTTACAACGATCCGGTAACCGACTTATTCATATTTGCTGTTTGTGCATAGGTTGCGTTTACTTGAACAGCATCTGAACTAATCGCTCCAGTCATTGGTTGTTTTGTATCGCTTTCGTCGCCGTCGCTATCGTTTAACTCATCATCAGACATCGACATTCTGTTTACATCTAATTTATATTTACCAAGCAACTCTAAATATTGAGTAAGAGTGTCAGGTGGAGCGATAAGTCGTATAACTTCTTGGTCAATAATACCTTGAATAATTGGATTTTCAGACAATGTCTTTGCTTGCCCAAGCAGTGCTAACTTAAATTGTGTATCACGAGCTTCGTAATCGCTGTTGTATTCTATGTCACCAACCCACTCTATGCCCATCATATAGCATACGAGAGATACGATAGATTCTTCAACCTTCTCTAATGTTCTTGCCCGTGCTTGAGCTCGTTTATGTAAAGATTTGCGTTCTTCAACGATACTAATACCACTTTGAACTTTTTCAGCAACTGCACGAGTTCCTGCTCTACCTGTATAGCCGTCAAATGCTTTAATTAGTGCATCTTGTTGCTCACGGATCTGCTGAACATCCATAACCGGAATAGCGTGTACTTCCATGCAGTCTTTAAGACCGTGAACAATACCGCCACCACCAGCTGGAACCTTAATGCCACTATCCACACGGATAATAGGCTTGCTAAAACGAATTGAATCATATGCTTCTGCCTCTAAACGCAACCACTCACGCTGTAAATCAGCAACGTCTGATAGGTCGCTAATACCTATGATGTTGTTCTGAATATCCTTAACTGGCATAACTTGAACAGCAGGGATAGGATAATCTGGTGGGAACTCATATACTTCTTCAGGCTCTACTGTTGCTACTGCCGAGGTTCCACCAACTGTTGGAACAATGTATAAGGTAGCAGTAGTAGGAGTGGTTGGAATTACTTCTCCATCATCTGATACACCGCCTACATCGCCTCGTTGCCATATCTTGATTTGTTTGCGACTGTCATCCTGATACTCCACTACTTTTAAGTATGTAAGAGTAGAGATACCGTTCTCGTTTACCATTTTCCAATCTAATACATGCTGTGCTGGGATTAGGGTAAGATACGGACGGTTAGTTGGGTTAACTTCTTCAGGAAGATCAGCAAATACCCATGCCCAACCTTCTACTGCTGCTACTATCGCTACCTGTTCCATAAAGGAGGTAAAGTCGTTATCTTGTAAGTCAGCGTTTTCAAGAAAGTCTTCAAACCAAGGAGGAGTAGCAAGTGCTTGGCCAGTCTGTGTAATAAATGCCAGTTCGCGATTTGGTGGTTGATCAAAGATAATGTCAGATAGTTCTGTAATCATTGCTTTGCATACGGGTAAAGCAGCTACATTGTTTAGTTTATCCTGATAAAGAGCAGGACTTTCGCTTGGTTTCTTTAGCAAAACTACCCGCTTAAATTGTGTACCGCCCTCATACGCATTACGCATAAGATTTAACTGGTTCATAATAGTCGCCATTAGCGAACTCGGCTTTAATAGGTCGTTGACGATCATAGTATATTCCTTGGTATCATTATTTATGGGACATTCTTATGTCCAGTACTCATCATCTGGTTGTGCTACCCGCATCATGTCTTCAACAATAGATTGTGCTGTAGGAAGCCCTGTTTTTGTGTCATATGCGTAATTATCAATATATTGTTGTCCAGGCATCTTATAATTTCTGTTATCGCTGTCAATGTACATTGGCTCACTTGATTGGTCATCGTGCTGCATAGGGAACAGGTAATGAATACCATATCGTAAGCAGTCACCTAACCCGTCAATGTGCATAAACTTTGACTCTTTATACTTTACTAATGCTTTGCGAGTCCCGTCCTCGTAATGATAGGTTTCTATAGCATCAATAAGTTGTTGCTCGCTGTATGGTATGCTTAACCTACCTTGAGCGATAAAGGCATTTGAACTGTTGTCAGAATCACTAATTAAAGGATTTGATTTAGCATTGTTTATGATGCGAAAACCATAACTCTCAAGTATTGTTCTATCTGTTATACCAAATGCTGACGTGGTGTCACGGTTAAGTTGTGATCCAGACACGTCCATAATACTATTTATTTTTCGTTTAGGAAAATCTGTACGTATAATTTGTGCGAGTTGTTCAGTAGAGCAATCTTGTACAGCATAGCTCTTTAACACCTCAATCTTACCAGATTTTGTTCGCATGTCACCTATAACCTGGGCTACTATAGCAGTCATACATTTCTTGTTAAAGTCGTGGAAAGAATACAATTCACGATTACGATCAAGAATGTCTAATCGTATATAATCCTTCTTCCAGGTATAGTAGAACTGATCTTCTACGCTCCCCCAATCACATTCTAAGTCCTTCTTAAATTTTAGAGGTGACAGCAAATACTGTTGCTCTAAAATCCACTTCTTAGACTGCACTCGCATCTGTTTATAGTTTTTGTGTATAGCAACCCAGCGATCTGGATTTAGGATAGCAACTTCGTATATGCTGTGAAACGCATTCTTACCTTCAGGAGTAGAGATAAGTATCATCCGCCCCTGTGAATCAGCTTGTCCTGGTACAGGTCTAATACGATTAGACAACTCTTGTAGTGCTTCTTCACTAAACTCTGCCGCTTCATCTGCCATGATCAAGCCTGCGTTAATACCCTTTAGCCCAGACTCTGCGGATACACAATGAATCTTAATGCCAGATGAGAACGTGATAATCTTTTTAGAGTTGTTGATGTCTTTTTCATCTTGTAATCCCCAATCCTCTATACATGCCCTCTTTAACGGTCCCCAAATAATACGCTCAAGCATAGGATAGGTTGGTGCCACATACAGAATGTCACGATTCTTGTGCATCGCTGGTGTTGTCGCAGCGATAGGTAGTAGCAGACAAGCAAGATAACTCTTTCCAGAGCCAACAGGTAAGACAGCAATCACATTTTTATCTGTGCTGTACATTGCGTCCCAAACTTCTGTCTGAGCACCATAAAGAGTTATGTTTTTATTACTCAATTTTTATTTGTCTGTTTTCTCATCACACCATTCAGGTAGCTCTTTGCTTGAAAAGATAATAGTTGGTGCTTGAACTTGTTGCCCTTTACTTGTCACGTCAACAGCTTGGTCAGGTTTGCCAACCAACCTATCGTGAACAGTAGCTAGGGCGTTAGCATCACCTTCTAAAATCGCTTTGTTTATAACTGACTCAAATGCATTGTTGATCTTTGCTAACCATACTTCTTGCTGTGCTGCAATAACTAACTTAAAAGCATCTTTCATAGACTTACGTGCTCTACGAATATTCATATGCTCAGCACGCTGTTCTTTAGTGAGAGTTTTTAAATACTCACCGTAAGCTGATTTACCAGGTTCCCAAATAGGTGTAGCCATGATTATTCATCCTCCTCTTGGTTTACAATTTCTTGAACATTAAACTTGTTTAAAGTAAGCGGGGTGTCTTCAGAATTTACTCTTTGGACAGGGAGGATATTTTGGGCCGGTACCGTCTCAGAAACCGGTAGCATATTAAATACTTTCTCCATTTGCGGAATATTAACTTCATTCATTTTGGAACCTTTAATTGTACGTATTGAGTTGGGTTAAGAAGAGCAATATTCTCTTCTACTTCTTGCATAGTAAGTTTGTGTATCCAAATCTCTCTAAGAGCACTTGGGCTGTGATGAGAAGAAATCATACCTTGATTATCTAATATCCATAAGTTACGCAAAATATCGTATCTATCTGCTCCGAGTGATTGTTTTAAGAAGTCTATACAATCTCCCATCGTCCAGTTACCTTCTAGTTTGGACTTTGTCCTTATTTCCATATCAGAAAGTAGTTTATCTACCTCTTCAAAAGTAAGATAGACAGCAAGCTGGTTCATCATCTTGTCTAATAAATTAAACTTCTTAGTAAAGGCTGCTGACCTATTTAAAAACGGGTTGTAATCATCTAATCTTGTCATAAATCTAAGTAACTCCTAACTATTATTTATGCCTCAAAATAAATACACCTATTTTCATTTCAATCTGGTCTACTGTCCCATGTATCACCAGGAATCTCGTCGAGGTCATCTAAGTCAAACGGTTCGCTTGGATGCAAAATATGCCATGGGCAGTTGCCAGCATTTCTAACCATACATTTTTCGTGATCAGATGTTCCTGGTTGCTTGCCGTGAGCACAGTTGTCATGCCTATGCTCGCGTTCACATTCCAGGATTATTTTAAACAGCATCGTGCTGTTATTTATTTCTCTGTATCAAACAAGTCAGCGGCATTGTTCTTAGGGGAATCTAACTTACACCACGCATCAATCCGCTTACAAGTGATCTCACAGTAGTTCTTATCCAGCTCACAACCTACATACTTGTATCCGGCTTTAACTGCTGCCATACCTGTTGAACCTGATCCGTTAAATGGGTCAAGAACTATGCCACCTGGCTTAGTTACTAGCTTAATCAAGTAGTCCATGAGAGCTACAGGCTTAACTGTAGGATGATTATTACCGGCAAAATCTTGCGGGTCACGCTTATGTAAAACTTGCGTTCCATTACTACCGCTAGCTGTGCCGCCATTCTCTCTCGCAAATGGGGCTACATCACCCATTCCAACATGTCTTTCCTTACGCGAGCATTTAGGGTGAAAGAAATATTTCTCATATCCACTCACTTCACCAAGAACATTTGAGGGGAATCTACCTTTATCGTTTACTTCATACCCAACAGATGAATCTTCGTTGCTGGTAATACCCTCTCCAAAAGTAAGTCTTGACACACCGTTAGCCCCTCCGCTGCGTGTATCCTCACCCACTATAGGAATTCTGCTTGCATCTACATTGATAGCACCTGTACCGTATTTTTGACAATTCTTCGCTATTGATGAACCTTTGGGGATGGGTTTGCGAGCCATAACTATGGGCTCGTGTGCCGGTTTAAGTTGCGAACCCCAACCTGTCCATTCTGAATCAGCAATCTCTCTTACTTCTTCAAATACAGCACCATACCCTTTACCTTCGTGTGAGTTGGCTAATCTATCACCGTTGATGTCAGGCAACTTGCGATAGGAAATGCCTGTGGTTGGGTGTTTATAAGTATCTCCACTTACTTTAATCATTATGGCTGGATCAAATCGCTGCTTATCTCTTTTACCATTTTCTTTCTTGTCTAACTGTTTACCCACATCCTGCGACTTAGGAAAACCACTAGCATAGATCCACATGAGCTGATCGCGTATTTCAAATCCTGCTGTTTGTGCTGCCATTGCCATGTGGTGATAAGTGCGAGCAGCACTAAACGCCAGTAAGTGACCGCCTGGCTTTAGCACTCGCAAACACTCTTTAAATACATCTCGCATCCAATACTGGAACTCTAAGTCATCAGCAAGTGCGGTATGTTTCATCCCAGAAGGAAGTCCTTGTAGTGCAACCAGTTTTGAAGTAGTTTGTGATGCTTTCTTTGAGTCCCAGTCCTTGCCTAAGAAGGATATGCCATAGGGCGGATCAGTTACGATTGAGTCAAAATAGTCGTTTGGGTAAGATTTAAGAGTAGCGAGATTATCGCCATTATGGATGATATAATCCAATTTTTCATTTGTATTCATTAGTTTCCTTTGTGTAGCAATACAAAGGTATTTATCTGAATAAAAGAAGGCCCACACTAAACGGCAAAATAAAATGTGGGCCTCTCAGGAGTAAAACACATGTCACTGTATTTCAATATTATTTATCTTTCTGGATCATCTGACAATGGTTTAATAACCATCGTGCTTTGCCGTTGGTAATTAGTCTGAGTTATCTCAGGATATATTTTCTCTTGTGTTCTTCCCCAAGCAGCTACACCTAATATAGCACCAAATGCCACATGAAACAATCCACCACCTTGTATTGTAAGTGGAGTCCATTGAATCAATGGAGTATGAGTGTAATAGTAGAACGCTCCGTTAACGATTGGAAACAGTATGAAGTCACAGACATTGATAGCGAGATAGACAACCGCTGCTAGTGGTCGCCAATGTGTTTGTATCCAAATCTCTTGCTTGTCTTGCTTGGGCTGCATTCATTTACTTATAGCCTTCCAGGTTTTCCATTTATCAAACTCATACGCTAAGTCTGGCCGCTGCCTAAAGAAAGTCATCATCTCTTTAGCTGTTTCAAAATTATCATTCATTTTAACCAAGTCATCTTCAGCTATTGAGAGTTGAACTACGTTAACTGTTTCAGTTCTTATGTTATCAGCAGCTGAGGTGACTAAATCATTTGGGTAATGTATGGGGTCAAATTGAAAATCATACTTAACTCGCTGTTCTTTCTTATTAGTGTATCTGACATCAGAAATTCTATACTCGTTAAGAAATTGCCTGTATTTTGTTGTTGCCATATATTATTTTTGGAGTTTAACCCAATCTTGAAGTGACTTTAGTTGCTCTGCGTTTTGATTACAGATGGTGTAGTTTTCGACAACTGATTTGCTTGCTTCACTGAGAGTAATGGGCGTGGTGGCTCCATCAGTTGAGCTGGGGGTTGAGGGTAAGGTTGTATCGTTACTAGGTGCTGCGGCTGTGTTGAGCAACCACTCATAATTGGTAGGCAACTGGCAAGCAGCATCATCTTTAACAGTGATGATTTGAGGGATAAGCGTTTCAATGGTGTCTCCTTTAACTTTAACGATTTTGATTCTGTCGACATATTTGACCTCTACTTTAGTGTTTGTTGCTGCTTGAGCTAACTTCAAATCAGCAACCGCTTTATCTAGTGCTGCTTGAGTCTTTACCTTCTCATCATCCCAGACTTTTTGAACATAGTATTCACCTGCTTTATACCCGCTGTGGTAGATCGCATAAAGAGCTCCTATAGCGAGCAGCACCGCTAAACCGTATTTGAGTAATGTTGAATTCATATTTTATCCTTATCCTAATGTTCGCTTTCTGTTTCTACCACTGCGACGACCAAATTCCGATAAGTCTTTACCATAATCTAAATGAGACATATCGAGTTTTAACTTTTGAACTTTTCCATGAGAATATCGAGTAGCTAACGGTTTATTCAGTGTAACACTAGTCACAGTGTAAATAGAAGTTATTTGAGACACCTCAGTTAGCTTCTGAAGGAATTGGGTTTGGTCCATGTATTTGAAAATTTATTTTTGTGATAGCAGGTAGTATATTTATTTGCTGTTTTGAACTCTAAAAATCAGTAATCAAAAAGTAACTTTTTTTGAACAGTTACTTCTTTTTTTCTTCTTGCAAAAAGAAGTAACTGTGACAAAAACAGCAACAGTTACTACAGTTACTTTTTTTGCTTTAACTGTGAAAAGAAGTAACTGTGACAAAACAGCAAAACTGCAGATAAAACAAAAAAACACTGTTTTCTTGGGAAACCTTGAAAAAGGGGTAACTTCAGTAACTTCGTAACTATTTCACTTTTTTATCAATGAAATCAACAGCTTAGAACAGTTACCCCTTTTCAACAAATACAAAAAGAAGTAACTGTAACCAAAAGAAGTAACTGTTCAAAGCCCATTTCATCTCAAAAATAAGGCTACAGTTACGAAGTTACTTCTTTTGCTAAAACTGTGAAAAGGGGTAACTGTTCAAAGCCCATTTTCAGCTCAAAAAATAAGGCTATAGTTACGCAGTTACTTCTTTTACTTTTACTGTGAAAAAGAAGTAACTGTGTTTTCACAGCCCATTTCAATTCAGAGATAAGATGCAAGCGTCAGCAGTTAACCCAATTCCTTTAACCATTTTCGCAGAACTAACGGTACTATAATCAAAAACATCTACTGGTTGAACAGGAGCTAGCGTTATGATTGAGCGTTGCACCCTATCTTTGTACTGATGAGTTGATACCCCTTTCCATTGATAATCTATCCGTACACGATCAATCATACGAGGTTCCATCTTCTTGTTTTTCAAATAGCTTTCAAAATGCCTACGAACTGTAATTGCTTTATACTTCTCGTTGTCAGTCAGAATATGAATTAACTCTAACAACAAATCTGTAGCTATAAACTTTTGACTCAAAAAGACTGGGAAGATAGCATCAAACGCTCTATTCAAAATAGTCTTTTGATCTTCAAACCTATTGCTGTAATCAATCCCATGTAGCGGCTGTAGCACTTCCATATTCATCACATTATGCTTTATCATAACGTGTGCTAACCATTTTGCTACTTCCTCGTTATTCTTAACTAACTGAGCGATTGAATTTACTCGTTGTTTAGCCGTATCAAAATCACAGTTCTCTAACTCCATAATATAATCAACCATTACGATGTTAGTAATCATTACGCTGTAACGACGATCTTCCCCTGCCCTGTTGCCAGTCAGCTTAACCACACCCGTTTCATTGTTACTTGTAAAGATAAAACTAAAATTACGATCTGCCATAAACGCATCTACACCTTTGCGTTCAATCCGCTGTGTTTCACCCCCTGTAGCATTCTTGATTTTACTATTTGGCAACTCATCCTCTTCTGGCTCATCATAGTGTATAACCACTGCACTTGCCCAGTTAGCGTTGAACCCACTCATAATCTCTTTTGCTGCTGCTTCAATAACGCAAACGGGCGAGAAAATCGTCTCGCATAATTTAACAAATCGACCTTTACCGTTACCGCCTGGCTGTCCACCTATATCTAGATTAGGAGTATTAGCTACGCGATCAGGATGACAGAATTTATAGCCAACCCATTGCTCTAAATGGTCTATATTCTCCTTCTTACCACCGCCTATACAGTGCATCAAGATGTCAAAATCCGTGTTGTAAGTTTCGTATTCGTTTAGATTTGGTTGTGTCCAAAAATTCATAATAATCTGTGCTTGATTATAAACTCCTTCCCCATCCCATTTAGTATCAGCAAAACTCGAGGTACGCATAATATATGATCGACCCATTTTGCTAATCAGATCTATAATCTTTTGTGTATCAGCACCTTTAAGAATTGTTTTGCACAGCATGTTAAAAGTTCTTACTGGTTTCTGGCCAGCTGCTTCGAACTCAAAGAAAATTGCGTTTATAACAGACTTTCCCATATCTTTACAAAATAGGATTTTGTTCTCAAGACCTAAATATCCGACATGATATTCAAGAATTGCTTTCTCGACAAGCGGCCTCTCTTTAGCCCAGTATTTTGAATTACGCTCATCTTCTACTGCTACTGTTAACTCCTCCATAGACTCTGTAAGCGAAATCTTTTTTGCCGTTAAGACTGTCACCTCTGCGTTTAGCAGCTCTATGTCTGATTTAGTTAAGTCCTTAGTCATCTCTAATCGCTTACTCTTTATCATTAGCTGCACTTCAGTCTGCTCTAGCTCTGCCTCTAATTTAGCAAAAGTGTTTTTCGCACTCGCTCCTGTTGTTCCTGTTGTCTTTGCCGTTGTTGCCATTTAAACTCCTTTAAAATTATGTTTTTTTTCTATCTCTGCTAACTTCATCTCTAGCTTCCACTCTTCTTTACTTTGCACTTCGTATTTTGGGTTAAACTTTCTTATCTCGTGGATAATACAGCCCAACCCAGGACCAGAAGGAATTAGTTTCTTTACCTGCATCTCGTACTTTCCGTTATATGCTGCGTCAGGCCATCTACTACGGCACTCTACAATCGCTTGTTTTTCACCCACGCATTTTGCTACTGCACGAACAATCTTGTATCTTTCCTCGTTTGGCATTATGGGTTTACATTTTTTGAGTTCATCTAACGCCCGCTGTAAAGTAGTCACAGACACGGGCTTTTGAATAATCGATTGTTGAGTGTATACCTTTTTAACAGGAACAAATACAGTCCAATCAAGCAGCTCACCCTCTGCAAACCACCTATCCGCATAGTGTTCGTTTTTCTCAGAACAAGCGGGTAAGTAGAACGATCTGCTATGCGACACGCAAGACCTATCAATCTCAGGTCCCGCAAAATCCAAAAAGTTTTCTTTCCGTAAGTCCCACTCCTCTTTACTGCACGGAGAAGTAAACGGAAAAATCAATCTAAATTTGTCTACACCTTTAACTACGTGATTGTAGCTAGTGTAACCCAAATAGCAGAACCCATCAAACCGCTCAATCATTTTCTCTATAGAAGCTCCTAGTCCGTCATAATCTAAGATTAGTCCGTAATAGGAGTCAACATTCTCCGAACAGCGTATGCCCTCTGCATCTTTAAACTTACAGAGGTTAAACATTAGCCCGTCTTTATCTTCTTGCTTCTCGTGAGTAGAAAATAGTTCGCAGATTTCGCCCCAACTCTTATCCTCATATACTGCTACAGAGGTATCATAGAACCGAGAAAAATACGTAACGCGATAGCTCATCATATATCAAATTTCCTTTACAATTTCTTTGTTTAACGTCAGTTTCCACGCTGACGGTGTACGCGAGAGTAATTATTGAAACAGTGGCAGTAAAGGGCTACCGTTGCAGTAGTTTTTGAAATTGTGGAAAATCGTATAACCACTGTTTCAATAATTACTCTCTCTATCTACACTAGTATTTAGTCTAAACTAAATCTACCTAGCAAACAATCATTCCGAATCTTTTCCTTTTACAACCTTGCTCATATCTGGGTGTAGCACACCTTGTAACTTACGCTGCTCTAAATACTTCTGAAACTCCAGTTCACCTTCTTTCCTTCGCTTTGCTTTCACAGCTTCAATAACCCGTAGCTCTGCGTTTTTTTTCCTGGCAATTTCTGACTGTTCTGAGAGCCATTCATACACTTTTTTACTCTTTTCTGGGGCATTTTCAGTAGATTCTTGCTTGATCTTGGCACGTAATTCTTCACTGCGTACCCAGGTAGCCCTCTCACGATATTCACGCAATTTCTTGACAGAATTCAGAGTTATTTCAGACTCTTTAATGTCGTGTGCTTCCTTCAAAAGAGCAGTACGGCGTTCATCCCCATGCTTCTCGTTTTGTAACGGATGCCCATCCATAATCATTTTGATAACCCAGTAGTCTTCATAATCGTTTGGATTACCATCATCTTTTGGGTCACACCAGCACAGCACTTTTTCTGTGAACTCATACTTCTCGCCGCTGTGCGTAACATTCGCTCTTATGTAGTTGTAGACATCCGTGTCGAACTGTTTTGCTTTTGATTTAGCAGCATACTGATGCTCAGCATATCTGATGCCTAACTCACGAGACGAGCGACCTACATAAAAGTAAATCCTCTCGCCGTTACGCTCGTGATATAGAGAGTAGACGAATTCTTTTGATTTCTGTTTTAGTTCATCAGTCATTTCTGTAATCTCCATACCTAATCCAGTAAAGGCCAACCAGCGACTGCTCGTATCCTTTAAGCAGTAGAATCAACTCTTCCTCTTTTGTAGTTGGAGGTGGGCAGGAATCAATCACATGCCGTGTTTTAAACGAGTTGATCAAATCAAGAAGTGTTTTTGTACCTGGTGTCATCATCATTTTTTAAGTAACTCAAGTATATAGTCAGGCAGTCTTGTTTCAGCAGTCTCTTGCCAAGGATAAGAGCAAGTGAGCATCCGCTTAAAGTGATCTAACTCGATATCGTGCTCTGCCATCCCCTGGTCTAACTGCATTTTGATACGCATCAACCCCATTTTGTAATCGTTTTTTTCAAAACGACGAATAATCCCAGCAAGGGATAACTCGTAATCTAAATCTTGTTTAAGTTCTTGTGACATAGTATTTTCTCCTGTATATAAAGTATTTATACTTTATACAAGAGAACCCCCTAATAAGAGGGTTTTTTGAGTGATCTTAGTCGAGGTGATCCCAGGATTCTCTTGCCATACCATACCCATAACCGCCTTCAGTTATGGCTTCTTGCTGCCAGCGACCCGGCTTCCCCCACCGCTTTGTAGTAGCCTTACCCATTTTGAATAAGATCTCGTTGCCTTTGATTGGGAGAGTTGCGTCCCCAACCCAATCGTCGCTAGCACGTGAGCCGCCGTTCTTAGTACACATGTCACTATTCTTTTCCAAACTATACAGCGGAATCCAGGCACGATAGGTATAACTGGATTCTGTAATCTTGGTTATAATAGCATTTGATGTTGATCGATAGCCAATTGGAACATCAATGATGTCACCAACTTTAAGGCCAGATGTGTTATAACCCTTTTTCCGTTCAACCTTTGCGTCCTCGTTAATCTTCATAACTGCTGAAGAAACCGCAGCTTGTAAATCTTTATCGTATTGGCATTTAACCGCATAAGTCATCCCTCGCATATACTCTGGGCGAGAATTGACTGATTTGATAGCAGCAGACAATTTATCATCATCAACTGCCAGCAAAGGGAGAAATGCAAGACTGGTCCGCAGCGCAACCATCGTAGCCATTACAGGATTAGTCAACTCGTTGAATTGCTCTGGGTTGACAACATAGAACTCAAGCCGCTTACCTGCTTGGGATGCTTTAATGCCTTGTGAGATAGCAACCTTACGCAAAATACTTGCCATTGATTGATTCAATCGCGGGATTGATGGCACATTCAAGGCAGTTGCCATCTCGCTGAATGTAAGGCGTGTAGCGATTAGGTATTTCGAAGCCATTTGGAACTACTTTCTGGACATCTAGTCCGTTGTTGCGATATGGGTATTATAGAGCAGATCTGCTCAAAAGTCAATCGTGTAATAATACCCGGCAGTTTAGGTCGGGTATTACTTATTAAGTTGTATAACAAGGTTATCACTATAATCGCAGGATTGGTGCCAAACACCATTATGCTCAAAAGTAATGACCTCAAAACGATCCCAATCATTTACTGTCTCACCTGTCCACCATTTAGTGACTGGTGTCCATTGCTTATCTAACTGGGCTATATAATCAACTGGCGGGTGAAAATACCCATCGACATAATCAAACTCAAGTTTAGCATATACACCTGTCTTGCATCCAGTTGGTGAGTCAGAAGGCGTGTAGCAGAACTGACCTGTAAGGGTAACTTTTGCCATTTTGATTTACTCCGTATCAGTCAAGTAAGCATTGACGCAGTGGCCAATACCGAGGAAGTCTTTCGAGTCGTCGTTCCAACCAATCAACTCGTTATCAGCCCACACTTCGTAGCGATCACCTTTGCTGTTGGTTGAAAAAGAAAACTCAAACTCAATACCATCAATTTCAAAAGTATCATCACCATCATCTTTAA